CACAAAATACTGAGAGTTGGACAGAAGATATATTTGAGGATCTTAAATTTACTCTATATCGTGCAGAGTTTGATATTGCTAGACCAGCAGAATTATTACTTAAGAATGGTGATACAGGATATGAATTATTAGATAGTAATCCATTTGAGACAAATGCTAGTGCTAATACTAACTCAACCTCTAAGTTATTCAAGAACAATAATTCTATCATTAAGGTAACTCATAGAGATCATGGATTTGAAGATAGTGGTAAGTCATATGTATTCTATAAGAATGCATTAGAGACTGGTGGAATTACACAGTCAATTTTAAATAGTGAATTATTTGAGATAACAAATTCTGGTGTTGATACTTACAATATAACATCTAGTTCACAGGCAGCTGCAAATGCAATAGGTGGTGGAGATGTTGTTTATGCTTCTTATAATAGAAAGTATGAAACATTATACCCACAAATTCATTATCTTACATTTACAGGAACTAAATTAGAAACATCAGTAAAAACCACAAATGTTGTTCCTGTAGACTCTAGCACAACAAATTACACATCATATTCAACATCTGATTATGAAAAAACATTCTTAAATGAACCACATTACTTCACTAATCAAAAATTTATTGGATCTAGAATAAATGAAACTTTAAATAATCTGACTGAATCTTTGGCATATAAAATGTCATTGTCGTCTACTAAGTCTTATTTGAGTCCAATAATAGATTTGTCTAGTGCTACTGTAAAAACATCTTCTAATAGAATAGAAAATGCTACAGGTCAAGAAGGTAGATTTGGTAGAAGGGATCAAATCATAGAGTTTTATCCTGTGTACACATTTACCATATCTGGAAATGGTGGTACTGAGATACAACCAGATCAATCAATAGTTGGAGCAACAACCAAAACAACTGGAACTATTGCGAGAGTAAATGGAAACGTAATTTTTGTAAGAGTAAAAACTAGTCAATTCTTCCAAAAAGGAGAAACCGTAACTCTTGGAAATCAAAGTTCTTTAACTACAGTTGTTGTTGATTCTAATCCATCACAAGTATTCTTTAGTATAGATCAAGCATCAACTATTGTTGCAAGAAATCCATCTATAATATTAGAAACATATGATAATATCATCACTGGTAAAACTACTATATGGAATAGTCAAACTCAGGAGTTAACATTGAAAGTTGATGTGCAACCAATCAATGATGACTTCAATGGTAGAATAATTGACAATGTTCTATACAATAGAAACTCTGTAACCACAGATCAAATTGCAGATATTTTCCGTGTTGGTGATTTTATCAAGTATCCTAATCAATCAGATGAAGAAGCATCATATTTAGAAGTTGGTTCTGTTACATATGAATCTGGTGTTGACTTTGTTTCTGAGGATACATCTAAAAATAGTTCTTCTATTGCTAAGTATGTTACCAAAGAAGTTTCAATACAGAGTCCAGCATCTGCTATTGATGTTCATCTCTTAGCAAATGTTAAAGACATTGGCAATATACAAGTTCTTTACAGATTCAAGAAAGCTTCTAGTCAAGAGAACTTTGAGGATATAGATTGGGAATACTTTAATGGAGATGGATCACCTGATATATTTGAAATTGCAACAAGTGAAAACTCAATATCTAGTATTGTAGAAAAGCAATCATCATATCAAGATCTGAAATATAGCATTGCTGATCTACCAGAATTCTCGTCATTTGCAGTCAAAGTTATCATGCGTGGTGTTGATCCATCGTTTGTACCTAAGATTCAAGACATAAGGGCAGTAGCCTCATTCTAATTTCCGCATATGGATTATTTGAAGGTTGAAGGACATGATGGTCTTGTAAGAGACCAAAAGACAGGTGCCATCTTGAATCTGGACGATTCTGCTATAGAAGCAAGGAGAAAGTCTAAGCACCTAGGTTCCGCATTGGATGACATAAATATGTTGAAGAATGAAGTGTCTGAAATAAAGTCCTTATTAAGAGAGTTAATCCAAAATGCCAGCAATACAAGTCGCTAAAACGGATACCTTTGAAACCCAAAGGCAGAAAATAAACCAAATAGGTGCAGATATATTTCAAGTTACTGCTGGTGGTACAGATTTATCTACTGGTAACTTGAGGTTAGGTGACGGAACTAGACAGTCTCCATCACTAGCTTTTACTTCTGATAATAAATTAGGTATTTACAAAGCAGATACAACAACACTTGGGTTTGTTGCATTAGAAAAGAAGTTAATTGATATATCTGCAACTGATGTAAAGTATTTCAAAGATATTATCGTCCAACAGAAAAAATTAGAAGATGCTGGTCTTTTTATTCAAGATGTTGGTCAAAATTATGATGAAGGAAGTTACACTGAGGTTCCTGTATTAGGTGGTACTGGTGACAACGCTTTACTTGATATTGTAGTAGTTCCATATTCTGGAACGATTACCCAACAAGGTAAAAACTATGTTCCTGGTGAGAATTATACTGGAATATCAATGTTCGGTGGCAATGGAACTGGTGCAACCGTAAACTTTCAAGTTCCAGAGTTAACAGGTGCTATAACAAATGCTGGATCTGCATATCCACCTGATGTTTATGTTAATGTTCCTTTAACAGGAGGAAATGGTAGTGGTGCTCAGGCAGAAATTACAATTACTGGTGACACAACTCTTCCATCAAGTGTACAATCACCTGGTTCTGGTTATGTAGATGGTGTTTATTCATCTCTGGCATTTTACAATATTCCAACACAAACTTTTACTGTTACAGTAATTGGAGATGGTGTCTCAACTCCATATGATTATGTAATTGATGGTGTTACAACACCAACTCTTAACTTAATTGCTGGTAATACATATCGTTTTGATATGTCTGACTCTAGTAACACTACACATCCACTATATTTTCATGGTGCTGGAGATGAGTTAAACAATCTAGATCAGAACCAATATAAGCAAGTTCCTATGGGTGTAGAAGGAACAGCAGGATCATTTGTAGATTTAGTTATATATCCTAACGCTGGTAATTCAGGTGTTGGTAGTCTTGGATATGCTTGTTCTAACCACACAGGAATGGGTGGAAATATTAACCATACAACTGGTACACTAGGTGTATATGGTAGAGACGCTCTTGGAGATGTCACAGTTGTTGGTGGTCAAGTAACCGCAGTTGATATTACAGGTTCTGGATCTGGATATAAACAAGGAGATACATTTTTTGCTGTACCTGTAGATCTTGGTGGAACTGGTTCTGGTTTTGTGGGTTTGATTGGAACTCCTACTTACACAGGTACTGTAACTAATGTTACTATCACTGCACAAGGACAAGATTATGAAAGTGGAGATGTATTATCAGCAACAGATGCAAATTTAGGAAATGGTGGAGGATCAGGATTTCAGTACACTGTTGGAGTAACGCCAGGTGAAATTACTGAATTTGAGTTTGCTGAATATGGAAGTAATTATCAAGTAGGTGATGTATTATCATTACCTGGTCAAAAATCTAATGTTTCTTGTTATATACCTGGTACTTTAAGTGGTGTTCCAGTAACTATTCCATCATCAGGAAGTACTTTTTCGGTTCCCGATGCTAGTAAATTGGAAGTTGGTATGTCAGTGTTTGCTGAAGCGGGAAGCGTAGGAGATGTTGGTCAAGGAGAGGTTATTAATGCAATTAATGGAAATCAAATAACTCTAAGTATTAATCAACCATTTACTCCTGGTGCTGCTACCTTACAATTTACATCTGTAGATCCTCTAAATGTTACACTACCAGATACAGTAGGACTTTCAGCTGGAGATACAATTACACTTACATCTGGTAATGCAGTCTTAGGTCAAAATACAACAATTGCTGCAATAGATAGACCTAATAATATTATAACTTTATCTGGACAAGCAACAGAACCAGGTACAGCAGTATTAGAATTTACTCCAGTATTTGGTGTTGGCACACAAACATTTCAATTTACAATCAATAGATTGGGATCTATTGACTCAGCAGTTATTTCTGGAGATAATTCTGGAAATGGATATTCTGAAAATGATATTCTTACAGTTGATTCTACAAACTTAGTTGCTGCAGAAACTAAAGTCGTAACATATAAAAACATCCAAACTCTTACGTTTAATGGAACTGTTGCAGCAGGAACTTTTACAACATCTCAAACATTAAACGAACCAGATGGAACAGTAATTACCTTTATTCCTACAGGATCAACCATCGTAGCAGAGGCAAACGCAAATTATGGTGTGCTATCTGCTACTGGTGGAAATGGTAGTGGTGCAACATTTACTGTAACTAGAGACGCACAAGGAACTCCTACTGTTCAAGTGTCAGATGGTGGACTTGGTTATGAAGTTAATGATAGTTTAGTCATTGCTGGTAATTTAGTTGGTGGTAGTTCTCCTGCAGATGATATTACTATTCAAGTTGATAGTCTTACAGATTTTGATGATTATACTATTCTTCAAGTGAATGAAAATGGTGGCAATACAACGAATGTTATCATTGAAATAAATGATGTGCAAACTGGATTTGCTGCTTCTACCGTAATTAATAGATCTGGAGGTGCAGGAAATTATACAGTCAACACATCTACTGATGCAGATATATTCTTAATTGATGGTGTATTTACTCCCAACTTAACATTTTATGTTGGTAGCACATACAGGTTTGACTTAAATGATGGATCATTAGCAGCAGATACTTTCGCTCTTAGTGCATTTGAAGGTGGACAACACGCACCATCTTTAGTAGAAAACGTGGTTGCTACAGTAGCGACTAATAGTAAAGTTATTAGTGTCGCATCAGTAACTGGAATTGTTGCGGGAATGGAAGTTATTGGAACTGGTGTTGGTAATCTAAATGCAATTACAAGAGTTGTAAGTGTAGACTCAGGTGCTAACACTGTTACTATAGATGAATTTCCAATAAGTGATGGTAGTATAACATTAACATTCCGAGGTGCCGAATATACAACTGGTGTTACTAGAGAAGCAGCTGCATTAGAAATAAAAGTAGGATCTACCACACCATCTCCTCTTTATTACTACTCTCAAGAAAATGCAGGATATGGTGGAAATGCTTCAATAACAATAGATCCAAATAACCCAAAAGTATTCGGTACTGGATTTAGTATTGAAGTTCAATCAATTGCATCTACAGATATAATTGTTGCTGATATTGATACAGGAGTCTTATCTGCTGTAACTTTTACTGGAACTGACTTGAGTGTTTCTAGTGGTGAAGTTACTGGAGTATTGACTGCACCAAGTATTACTGGTGGAACTGCTACATTTGAGCAAATAAATTCTACCTCTAACTTAACTACTACTGCTACTAATATCGTAAACAATGGTAATTTCTTTATAGGATCTACACCACAGACAAATGTATTAGATGTTGAAATAGGCACAGGAGCATTAACAACAAGTGGATTTGTTAAAACTTTAGACAAATTTAATAGTAATGATCAAATTCAAATAGAAGATAATGATATATCATCATTCTCTGGTTTTGATATTCTTATATCTCCAGCAGCAACAAGAGTTGCAAAGATAAACACAACGTCTGCTATTATCATTCCTGCTGGTGATACAAACGCTAGACCATCTTCTGCTGTGGTGGCAGATGGAGCAATTAGATTTAATACAGATAGTGGACAGTATGAAGGATATAGTTCTGCAACAACATCTTGGTCATCACTAGGTGGTGTTAGAGACTTAGATGGAAACACATTTATTTCTGCTGAAGAAACTGTTGGTGCAAACGATAATAAATTATGGTTCTATAATGATGGTGACAATAC